TCTACATTAAGTTGGCTTGTCATACAATACTCCAATAACCATTAACAGTAACTGTAGCGTTCTGTGTAATAGGACCTGCACTAACTCCATTTTCATCTGAGTCTATAGTTATATCTGCACTAATAGTCTGACCATTTAATCTGATTATACTGTTGTTTCCTTTAAAAGGATATCTTGTATCTGCTTCTGCTTTTGTATAAGAGTTGGCAACAGAAAATACATCATAGACAACCATTTCTACAATATCATTTAAACTTGCTCCAGTAACTAATACTACTGTTGTTCCAGTGGTTGCAGCATAGTCTGTTCCTGGTACAAGCAATACACCATTCTGATAAACATCCATGTACCTTGAGTCATTATAACTTAGAGTTAAAGAGTTGGCATCTGATCCACTAAAGCTAGTTTGATTAGCTGAAGCTTGATACTGAAATCTACTTCTTACTCCAAAATTTTGTGATCTTCCTATATATGGCATGGTTTATCCTTTTGGGTACTTATCTTTAATGGCTTTAATTGTTTTCTTCCAACCATCTATACCATTGTGGTATAAATCATCTAATTGGTCTTTAATCGATGGATACTCAGATTCTCTTTTTCTTTGATATTCTTTACTGTTGTATTCTGTTATAAGTTCTTTTTGTTTTGCAAGAATATCTGAGTTAGCTATAGGAGTAGTACCATGAAGCCATGTAATTTTTGATATATCATCATTTTCAACACTCACTGCTGCCTTTGAATTTATAGCTAAAATTGCACTTATAATATCTGTCATCCTACAATCTCCATCGCTGTTAAATAAGATTTAGATGTATTCATATAATCTGTATTAGTTTCATAGTGCATTCTGTTAATATAAATTGTTAAATTATCTCTATTGTCATTAACGTAAACTGAGTATGTTTGTTGACTTGTTGAACTTGGACTATGTAAATATTGAGGAGAAGCCTGCATCCTTCCATAATTACTAAATGGTGTGTCTCCAACAGCAAACCAACACCCCACATCGTTACTGCCATAAGTAGCATCATCTGCTGAAGCATCAGATAAATGTGCATCATTTACATACAATCTACCTGAAAAAACATACCCAGACCCATTTCCTGCTACATTAAGATTAGCTGTTACAAGAATTTTTGAAGAAGTAGATAACGGAGTTATAGCTGCTTCAAGTCCTGTTATTTTTGTGTAATTCCCAGAAGTAGCTAACGCAAGTCTAGTTTTTATAGAATTTTGAACAACCTGTATAATACTTCCCGAAGGCATCCCACCATCAGCTATTTTAGTCAAAGCCATGCTTTACTCCTTATGCGTATGGACTATCGCCTAATACAGAGGTATCCCATGCTGCTTTGAGCTTTGCGATTGTATCTGCACTTGATATAGCACTTGCTGCTGGTGCATCTCTCAGTGCTTTCTTTTTAGCCACACTTGCAGTTTTTGCACTTGCGTCATCTGCTTCTAATGCTTTCATGTATACAACGTCTTCTGCTTCTAATAGTGGCTTTCTTACCTCTCTGATTTTATCTTGAAATATCTTTTTAGCTTCAGTCATGTCTTCAGATATAACCTTGCCATCAAGTTTCCAAGCACCTCTAAAGTGTCTATCAGAAGGAACAGTCACAGTAGAAGCATCTACAGTTGCTCCATCTTTATCTGTTATATATGTTTTAGTTGTCATGTTTGCTCCTTATGCTGCTTCATTATCAATCTTCCAAGCATTACGCCATTCTCTTGTACTTGGTAGTTGATCCTTTTTACAAATAACTAATCTCTGTCGATTAGCTTTTTCATAATCTCTCCACACTCTTTGTGGTACGTCTTTCATAATTAAATACTCTATTGCTTGTTCTTCCGTCATTTTACCAATAGGCTTGGTTTTGTGCAATAGATAACCTCTTGTATGTTTTTTAAAATCTGGCTTGGCTTCATCTTCTGCTAATAACCAGTACACCTCTACTGGTGGTAGTATACCACCTTGTAATGCACAAGCCATCCAGTTTAGATCTGGTACAGTTATCTTAGCAGGTGCTTCAGGATCTTCAGGATCTTCCCATACAATACGATAGTCTGATTGTACACCTTCCAAGTTTTCTTTTGCCCAACACAACCTATCCCATAAATGTGTGCCTTGAAACTTTGGTGTTTTTATTTCTGTCATGCTAAGTCTCCATGTATTTGTGTGGATATGCTATTTGCATCTGCACCACTATTAACAGAAGCTGTATTTGTAGTAAAAAACTGCCCAGAGCTAGAGGTTGAACGAGCATGACTTCCTGCTATTTCTGTGCCACTTAGCAATCCAAATGTACTTTCATCAACTATTGCGGCACCACCAAAAGAAAAGTTTGCATTACCCATGTTATTCGTAAATGCGTATTTGTATTGACCTCCACCTATGTCTGTAAGTGTGCTTGAATTAAAACTATCTGCATACGCAATAGTTCCTGCTGACCCATCAAAAAAATTCCATGCTTTAGCACTACCATTAAAAATATAACTCGTATTAATAGACTTTTCTGTACCAGACTTAACTGAATCAGATGTTGTTAATGTATCAAATGCTATTGTTCCGTTTGCCATTATGCTAAGTCTCCATGAACTAAAATACCATTATGATAAGCGTCTTGTTCGCCACCATTAACGTATTGAGAAGCAATTCTAAAAGACCCTGTTGCCATATTACTTGCTCCTGAATAACGACTATATTCATCATAAGCCAATGTTCCATTATAATGTGACATTGCGTTTATCGAATAAGTTGTATTTACCATATCATTCGCAATAGATACATCAATGTGACCTTCTAAAGCATCTGTAATACTTGTAACATTAAATGTATCACCTGATGTTACTGAACCTAGTACATCACCTCTTTGGTCAAAAGATCCCCACATTTTTGCCAGCCCTTGTTGTAAGTTCGTTGTGGTAGAACCGCCCTCTCCTGTAACAACAATGCTCCCTGCTGAAGTTGTACCTGTTAAGGTGTTTGTCTTAATGGTACTCATGCTAGGTCTCCAAACGCTTGTCCACAAACATGGTTTCTATCTTGTTGAGAAGCTGAAAAAATGTTCAAATTTATCTGTGATGCAGACTCTGCTACACATTGAAAGTTACTATCTCTATTAGCAGAAATTGGTATATCATGTGCACAAGTTCCTGTTGATGAATAATTAGCACTATCCATAGCATTAGTAAAAACTTGGTCGTAATTTCCTGTTCCGTTATCTACTATTGAACTTACATTAAAACTATCTCTTATTGCTATGGTAGAAGTTCCATTCATATTTAACCATGACTTAGCTGCGTGTTGATTAGTAAGTGTTACTGCACCACCACCTGTGCTTTGTACTGTATCTACTTTAATTGTACTCACGAAGTCACCAACCTTCCACCATTTTCAACTGTAAGAGTTACACCAGATGCAACTGTAAGTGGACCTGTTACTTGTGCGTTCTCTGTGGCAAGTATTGTTGTATTAGATGTTAAACTTTGTGCATTGGTTCTAAATATACCACCAGATTTAAAATTACCTTTGTTTTCTGCTGCTGGTGTTATTGTTCCAAAGGTTCTGCCAAAAAACATAACGAATATATTATTACCAGAGTTATTGCTTGGGGCCGCACTAAATGTTAATGTTGTTCCATCTGGCACTGTATAAGCTCCAGTTGGCTCTTGCACCACACCATCTACAGATACAACAATATCTTGTTCTGAACTTACAGTTTGATTTAATGTAAAGGTTGTTGTACTGCCATCACCACTAAACTCTTGTCTTGTTGGTAAGCTCTCAAAAGCTGGTGATATATTGTTACCAATCAAAGGCATGACTTACTCCTATTCACTAATTGTGTCTACAACTGACACCCATACATCAGCAGAACTTGCTGTATTACTCTTAACTTTTAACGCATCACCACTAACCATTACAATCTTAGCACCACCATCAAGAACTTGTAGACTTGATCCAGCAGGTATTGGTGCATCTTTTACAATATGTATATCATTAGAGCCATCATTAATATAAACCTCTACAGTTATTTGTGAGGTGGTTACGTTAGCTATTGTTATCCCTACTATGGCATCATCTGAGTTTGCTGTTCTGAGTGTAACTGCACTTGTTCCAACTGCGTTTGAGGTATTTCGTTCAAAGTCTTGTGCCATTCTTTACTCCTATAACGCTATAGCCATTGCTACTGCAAAACCTTTTGATGCACCACCAGAGGTTATTCCTAAATTAGATGGCGTAATCTTTTTCATTGTACCACCATCATCTACTAAAACAAAGTCTGCATCACTACTTGATGTTGTGGTTGATGGTGTGTCTGAGTTACCTGTTGTTAACACTGTTCCAGTCGCATCAGGTAATGTAACTGTTCTATCTGCTGTTGGGTCTACTAC